AGGGTAGTGTAGATATATCATATAACGTTGGTGGCAGTACTTCTCCGTCAGGGTCTAGTACCTCAAGCTCTACATTACTTACTTTGTCTAGCGTCTTAGCACCAAAGAAGTATGGAGCATCTATAAACTCAAATTCTAGGAATGACGATATAGGTTTTTCTACAAAGAAGTTTTTAATCCATACGATTTTTCCTACTAAGTCTTGTGGGTCATTAAACTCCTGATTAAGCAGAATTGTTGAGGTGTCTACACTTACCTTGACTTCTGTTGGCTCTTCATATGTCTTGCCTATATACAATGCGGGGTGATCTCTTTCATTCAGTACATAGTTCAGTGTTGCTTCAGTCTCACCATCTGTAATTCGTTCGCCAATCATTTGTAGTAACAAACGTGCGTCTGCACCTGGATTGCCTTTTACTCTTAGCTCTCTATTCGCTTTATATTCTGGATACTTAAGGTCATCATTGTATACACCTGTGACTGTGCCTAGGTCTGGAGAACTTACAGGCGTACGCTTCATTACATAGTGATTACCACTATCAGCGTCTTTAGTTGCAAACTTATATCCATCAAAAACTACATCAACTTCGTACGGCGTACCTTGATATAGTTTGGATTGGATTTGCGAGTCTGTATATTCACCAGAAAAGTCGTCCACATCTTGCAGACGGTACCAAGCAGCTTGGTTGTAATACTCATAACCTTTACGCCATTTAGTCCAGTTGCTATCTAAATTATATTTCTCAATAACAGTACGCTGGACACTAGAGCCAAAGCTCCTATCACTTGGATAAGTGCCTGCAGCTCCTTTCCTTTTGCCAACGTCTGTTCGTTTGTTAACTCCGTTGAAAGCAAAAGACTTGGAGTTCCCAAAGCCATTCTGCTTTCTAGGCATTAGAACCAGCCGCCTTGGCAAGCAACGATAGGTCCATCAGTAATATTTACAGATGACTGCCGGGCTGCCCACAAAGACCTACCTTTTGGTACGTAGAACGCTCTGCTAAATGCTTCGCTTCCTACTTGTGGTACAGGTGCTAGTGACTTTGGCATATCTTCCCAACGCACGGTTTCAGCAATTGTTGTGGCAGAAGTAACCTGTCCCACAAAAACAGCTTGATTAGGTCTCAGATAATCGTTTGCTGCACTCATATACAAATTAACTTTATGAGCTGCAGTGCCTCTTGCAATTGTGTAAATGTCTTCAATAATTGCACCATCTGATGATGTTGCATCAACAAGCAAGACAGCAGTGTTAGTACCAGAAATATCTAGACCATCATTAATTGATGTATCTAGGTTTACTGCATAATGCAGTACGTGGTCAACCAGAAGTGGTTGTTTATTTGTGGATGTAGCAGCCATTACTTTTTACCTTTCTTTTTACTAATTTTAGTCGGTGTTGAGCCTGGAGGTTGAGGTGCTCCAGTCATATCTCCTAGGCTTGAAAAACCTACAAGTCCAAGTGTTGAATTAGTTTGTGAACCCTGCATCATTGTTGGGTTGCCTGGCAATGGTGTTTCCATGCCAATTTGACCCATGAACTGGTTCGCATTTAACCCTCGGTTGATTGCATCTTGACCAAGGCGTACTCCTTCCATTGGTTCTGCAGCGGCTGCAGATGGTTGCTGCTGTGCGCCGTAAGCAACAGCGGAGTTAAAACCGGTACCTGTTACTTGGTTCTGTGGCTTGAGTGAGTTAGGACCAGGTCCTACTGCACCCATACGTGAATCCAATTCAATTCCACTATCACCGTACGGATACTGATTGACGCCGTCCATGCTGCCCAACTGTGGTGACATATTTGTCACGTTCATTGGGTTATTCATCATGGGGCCACCAGGCATGTATGACATATCCTTTGCGATTTGAAACCGCTGTGGGTCAAGCATCCGTGCATTTTGTTCGCGCTTATCCATTACAGACCTCGGTATTGTGGGTTAAGGCTATGACCAGCATTACTGGCTGCATTAGCGATAGTGCTTAAACGGCTCTCTAAACGACCATCTGTTTCAAGTGATTCAGGGTCGGCTTGAGGGCGTTCAGTAGAAGATGTTTCGTAGTCCAATGAGCCACTTTGATTTGTGTAATCTTCTAGTGGAGCATTGCCAGGTGCATCTTTAATGCTGAAGTTACTAGTCGCACCTTGCATAATCTCGTTTGGCATTACATTTGCATTGCCGTATTTATTACGCGTTTGTGAAATAGCAGTGCCTACACCTTCCTGCATAACAGCATCAATGCCTTGCACAAACGGGTTAGAACCTGCTTGACGCTGTGCATTTTGAGCATCGATTGCATCTTGACGCTTATCACGACCCATCGTGATTTTCTGAGTCATAGCTTTATAGTAAATATCCTAAACCTATTCTACACTTAACGCCATGATGTACTAAGTGCTATCCGTGATCCAACTGCTGTATCTGCAGGTCCAGGGACGGCCATAATGAATTCAGCACCCGCACGTTCAAACGCATAACGACGTACTTCTGGACGACGATAATTAGGCACATACAAAGTCTCAGCCAATCTATCCACCTCTCGAAGATAGATCTCACGGAAGTATTCATCTCCTTTCAATGGGTCTGATGTACTGATTGTTCTTTGAACATCACCAGCAATAACTTCTTGACGTGATGGGTTTAAGATACGGCTACCATCTGTTTCGAAGTAATCATCTGGAATTGCTGCACTTGCTTTCCAAGCGATATCACAACGCTTGATGTGATACACAACCTCGTCATACCAAAGTTCATCTGGTATTAATGCCATCGCCTCTTCTAGACGTGCACGGTCTCCTGCGGGGATTTGAGCACCAGCGTTAAACCCTAAGTGATAGCGAACTTTAGACTTCAGATACTCGTCTAATTCCATTACATACCTAGCTTCGAAGGATTGTTGTAAATGCTTGCTAGTTCATTTTCTAACTGAATACGATCGTACTCATCAATATCTCCGCCTGCTTGAAGCTTGCCCATGAGACGAGCCGCAGGGCTTTCTGATTTCATAATGCCTGCTACTCCTGCACCTAATGCACCACCAAGGATTGCTCCTGTTAGTCCACCAGCAGCTCGGAAGCCAGGACGCATAGAAGGTTTTGCTCCAAGGAGTTTGCCAATGTTATGAGGCACACTTCCTGCAGCTGCTCCCATCAATCCACCGCCAGCAGCTCCTAGTAGCCCAGCGGTGTTCTGTGCTTGCAGACGGTCTTGCTCATCGTAAGCCGCCTGCATCATTAATGCTTCTTGTGGTGACAGCATTTATCTCACGCAATACTATATCTAGTTTAACTAATGAAGATTAAGTCTTCTTCGATAAACTGTTCCCAGTTCACGCGAGGGATATTCTCTAACTGTTTGAGGTTTGCAAAACGCTCACCGCTAAGAGACATTCGCAACTCAACAATCTTCTTAGCTGTAGCAAAACCAACGCCAGGCAGTCGTTTGGCAATCTGGTCTGCCTGTGCTGCATTGAGGTTCAAGCGAGTGTCCTCAATAGGTACAACAGTCTCAGGGGCTTGTTCTTCAGGAACATGCAGCTCAGGAGTTGTAATTTTAGATAAACGTCCTTTACCTTGTTCGTAAGGTACAAGCTGATCGAGAGTTAAGTATGTAACGTTGCCTCCAGCATCTCGCACCATCGCAAATTCTTTATCGTGCTTACTAATAAACTCTACGAGCTTACCTGTTTTTGTATCTTGAAATAATTTGTGGTCAGCCATATCTTTGGGGTACACTTCTTTTATTATAGGCACAAAAAAAGGGCTCCCGAAGGAACCCAATGTTTGACTGATTTATAACTATCAGTAGCCTTGTCCGGCTTCAGTTGCGAAAGGAATGTGAGCATCCTCAGCATCAGGAGCAGGGGCAGCGCGGTAATAGCACACTTCAACAATCAGAGCAGAAGGTGAATTACGGCAAGCACCAGCAGAAGGGTTCACCGAAGCGGTGAAGTCTGCGTCGGTAGTCAGCTCAATTGCAGTGTCAACACTGACGGCAGTGCCATCAAGGATTGAGACGAGAGCAGACGTTGCGCCTTCAGCAGGGAAGTACAGGTCAGCTGCTGCAGCCACAGGGACTGAAGTAGGAAGACCAGTCGCAGCCTTGACGGTCACGGTGTCACCAGCAGCGGCAGCTTTCACGCCAGGGGCGGAAACAGCGGTGCGATACACAACAGAACCAGCAGGAACGGTAAGGGGCTTGTCCTTACGGGGCTTGTCATCTTGACGGAGGTCAGGAGACAGGACTTGTGCGGCATAGTCGCCAGCAGCAAGCACGCCATTGACGTCAGTGACGCCATCATTGTCAGGGTTAAGTACAACTGCGCCGACGGCACGGTAGAACTCAACGCCTGGAAGAGCCACAACACCCTGTTCGCGATATGCGTTCAGGTGGGCTACATAGTTACCGGGAAAAATAATAGACATAGTTAGTACTCCTATCAATATACGAAAGAGTAACCAACCGTGATGAAATCCTTATTAAGGGTTTCAAAACCGGCGAACAAGCTCCAGATCATGATGATGAAACGAGAGAAGTCATCGTTGTTGTTCAACAAGATTTGAGCGTTGTTACCACCAATACCTACGCCGACAGCCTGTGGACCGAAGAAGATCATCTGAGCAGCGCCGTAATCGGCAGCGCCAGCGTTCTCATCAGTAATTGCCAGGTTGTAGGAAGTTTCAGGCAGGTTGGTGGACTCGAACCAGCGGACGCCTTCAAAGAGGAATCCGGTAGGCATAACGGGTTGACCGGCAACAAAGCCAGCTTGTCCGTAAGCAGGTCCCATTCCCTGAATAAAGTTGGCGTTAGGAGCCAAACCAGGGTTCATTGGGTCAACCATCCCAGTTCCGGGATAGCGTGCGATTTCGCGGAAGTCGCTGTTCTGACGCAGGTGCATCATTGCAGTGGGGTCCACGATGCAACGGTAGTAACCATCAGCGAAGGTAGGGACGTTGCGCTTACGCATGTCCTTAACGACTTCGAGAAGGTCGGTTTTAACATCAAACTTGGCAGACTCACCAGCTTCATAGGTGACGCCAAGGGTTCCAAGGCCGCCGTCATTCTTGGCTTTACCACCAGGCAGGTAGTAACCACCTTGCTCATTGGAGGATTTGCCACAAGCTTCTGCTTTCAGAAGTTCGTTAGCAAACACCCGGTCGCGCCAACGACGATAGTCATCGAGCAGCGTGAGTGAACCAATGGACTGGTGGAAAACGTTCAGGTTGCCAGTATCAAGCAGCAAACGCTGAGCGGTAATCAGGGTTTCGCGAGCTACCTTGAAGGTAGAAGGCTGGGTTGCATCGCGGGAGTCAGCAGGTCCGGTGTACTCACGGAGAGTAACCAGCACTTTGTCCTTGACGATGTTGCGTGCGGAAGCGGATCCAAGGGTTTGGTCGGCGGTCCGCTCACGGGACTCCTTAGTGCCAGGCTTACCCCAGAAGCGGTAACGATCAAGCTGCACGGTCTGACCAGGCTGCTTAGAGAAATCGTGTACTACCACTGGCTCAACTGCCATCTCAATGATGTAGGCAGGATGAGGACGGTAAAGTTCTGCACCAAGAAGCTTCGGGAAATCATTATCAATCCACATGGATTAATACTCCGTAAGCTAAAAGGTTTATAAGTGACTTCGACGGGTCACATATAACGATATTAATGTGTGTTGTTATACTTATGTATGTGTACCCAAATATCTTGTGGTAAATGGATTTTATTAATGACCAAATATGGAAGCCTATTCATACTTTGCCTGGGTTTGAGTGCTGCATAGAATACTACGTAAACGAGCTTGGACAGGTTAAAAGTACTAAAGGTGTAATCGAGCGTGTTCTAAAACAACGCACTAATAAAAATGGTTATTCACAAGTTAATCTGACGCAACGTATTGGACGTAAGCAAACGATTACTACGACTGTTCATAAGTTAGTAGCTCTGGCATTCTTGGACCAGCCATTAGCTAGTCCTGGAAAATCTAAAGGCTGCAGTCGTATTAAGCATCTGGATGGATGTAAAACAAACAACTGCGTAGATAATCTCAAATGGACTAAAATAGAAGAAAGTGATAACTAAACACAATGGCTGATAGTCTGGTTCTTACTGGTGTTAAGGACGTTAAAAAGCACACTGGTACTGAAATGTTGCTGACCCGTCCAAAGCGTGGTGGCGATACTCATTCCCTCAAAGAGTGGTGGAAAGGTAGTGGCGTTTCCACTTGTTATGTTGAATGTTCGGTATTTGATGTAACCACCGGAGCTGGTACTGTCAAGCTCGTTCTTGATAGTAATATGAGCACTAATGTTCGTATCGATCACGACGGTAGCTTTAACTTCACCTTCATTGGTATTAACGAAGTCAGCCGTGGAGCGCTCTTCACTGAGTCGTATGAGTTGATTGAGCATTACGTATTCCCACGTATTAGTGGTGGCAAAGTAATGACTGTTACTCCTGCTGGTGGAGCTGTCCGTCCTAACGTTCCAGTTCCTCCTACTGGAGTTGTGACTGGAGCATCTATCTCTAATGCTGGTACTGGATATACTGCTGGTCAGAACGGTGTATCTGTTGGCGGTGGCAGTGGTTCAGGTATGACAATCAACTTCGGAAGTGATGGTGATGCAATCAACAGCGTAACTGTTGTCAGTGGTGGTCAAGATTACGTTAACGGTGAGACCGTTACGGTTCCTGGTGGTACCGACGGTGAACTCACTGTTGTTGTCTAACGGCACAAGCTATAACGCATAGCATTTACTTCTGCTCCTGATAAATACTCTTGCCCTATGACGCACTGTACGTTGTAGGGCAATCTTCTTGTGTTCCTTGCGTGGAACCCAATGTAAAAGAAATCATTCAAACGTACATACATTTTGTCATACGGATGCTCTTGTCTATCTTTGGTATATAGGCGTACATCAAACCAAGCATCGATATACTTGTTGCCTGTCTTTAAGTTTTTTAAGTCAACACTGATATAAGCATCTGATTTCCCTCCTAGGCTTGAACGTCTAATGAGTGCAGGGTCATAGGTATTGACTGTAGCGACATCTTTGCTTTCATCTATCCCGGCAGGGAAGTATGTGTTGAGTACACTTATATCTTGCTCTGTCATCCGAGCACATTCCCAACCTGGCTCCTCGAAGCAAGCGAATGCATAGTCTGGATTAATTGCTACATCAAGACGAATAAAGTGATTCTCTTTACCAAACAATCCAACTGTATCTTGGTAGTTGATTGTGTAAGGAATGATAGATACTTGATCTCTTTGTGGGCTCTGAATAGAGCCTCCTGTAGCATAATTCAGTGAACGATTACTGGAAGCGTACGCTGGATTAGTATTATTGCTTGATCCATAGATAGTATGTCTATCTAGGATGCGTTGTGTGACATCCTTCGCACCCTCGTTCATGAGATTATTGCATCTATTACTTCTATTGTAATTTACAAATACTCGTTGATTTCATCTGAGTTAGAACGTAATGCTCTCAATGCTTTATGCTCTAGTGTCCTTACTCGGTCACGGCTCATATTTAATACTTGTCCAATAGCTGTCATTGACATAGGCTCAAGCATCTCGTCACCAATCCCATAGCGCATAGCTACTACAGCAGCTTGCATCTCAGGCAAATCTGCAATTAGCTCACGGATATCTTCTTTGATATATTGACGCTCTAAGATTAGCTCAGGTAGTTGAGTTTCATCTTCGAGTAGGTCAATGAGAGCAGTATCTCTGTTCTCTCCAATCTTGATTTCTAGCGATGTAGGCTGACGTGCCTTACACATTAAATCTTTAATTTCATCTACAGTCAGGTCTAAGTATGCAGCCAAGTCAAAGACATTTGGCATTTGACCATTTATCTGACTTAGTTCACGCTGGGCTTTTTTAAGCTTGTTGAGGTTCTCAGTAATGTGGATCGGTAGGCGGATGGCTCTGCTCTTCTCCGCA